GCGAAGGGGCTGTACTAAGAGCAAATGTAACAGACGGTGTCATTACCAGCGTTACTATATTGGAAGGAGGAGAGAATTATACTAATCCTTTTATAGATATAGTTACAGAAGGTACTGAAACACAAATTTTATTAAGAGGTGCCCATTATACAGATGTAGAGGGGTATCTAGATAGAACACTCGTTAGTGTTGAAACAACGGGAACTTATAGTTCCAATATGGGATTTAGTGTAGGTGATATCTTTGTTGTTAACGAAACGGGTGATGATGGAAGAGGATATGCTTTAGATTACTTCCAAGATAATTATGTAATAATCGGAGGTAATAATAAGAGTTATATTAAAGTAGAAGAAGTTGATAGTAACAATGTACCCACCAGGTGGTCTATTGTAAACTCTGGAGGAGGGTTCTTCTCAACGTCTACTATTATACCTATTATTTCAAAAGCAGGACAACAAATTGATGTAACCATCAGGACAGGACATTTATTTTCTTATCCAGGAAAATATTTAGACGATAGAGGAAAACTGTCTGATGCTAACAAGTTGCAAGATAACTATAGATACCAAAAATATTCTTATGTTGTAAAATCCGGCATTCCTCAATCTAAATGGAACAATGATATAAGAAAACTTGTACACCCAGCGGGTATGGAAGTTTTCGGAGATCTTCTTTTAAAGCATGAGATAGATTTTTCTACAAATCTTTCTGTGGTTACAGATGGATATAACCTAAGTAAATATATTACTGTAGATGTTATAGATGCAGCAACAGCACTTGTGGAACTAGACTTTACTAAGAATATTCCAATAGACGTAGTTAATACTAGCGAATTCTTTAGATTTAATGCTCAATTAGCAAAAGAAGATTCTGTTACTTTAACTGATAATGATAGGATATTTGATCTCATATTGAGAAAAACTGATTCTACAAACATTGCAGATGTAACAGAATTAGTGGTTACATATAATAGAGAAAGATCAGAAAGCTTAAATGCTATAGATTCTTACTCAGATGTAATAACTTATATTAGAAGTTTTACAGAAAATAATCTTGCTACAGAAAACCTAGACAGTTTATCGGTAGGCAAGTTTATTACAACCTCAGCAAATATGTCTGAGGATAGTAGCTTTGATCTCAGTTTAAATAAGTCAGAATTAATTTCTACTTCTGAGATTCCTAGCATTTCCTTTACACAAGGAGCTCACAGTGAAAGTATAACAGTTCTAGACTCTATAGGGTTGCATAACAATATCAACCCTTATGATGAAGAAGTATTAACTTTTGAAGGTGTCGAACTTAACATTCAGGGATATGTCTCTGAAGATTATTTCCTAGAAGATTACGTAGGCACCGTAATAAGCTTTATAAATAGATATAAGCAATTAGCAGATTCTTTACAACCTACCGAGGTAGTTTCTAAAGGAACTCAAACAACAAAAACAGACGAAGCAACTACAGCAGAATCGGGTAGTTATGTATTAGAAACATATTCCCAAGGATTCTTTAAAGAGGATTATGTAGGAACTTCATCTACAATTACATAAACATATGGAGATTTAACAATGTTTTATAAAAATAAGATTGGCGCTACAGGTAAAGTAAATGTAGTAGTCACAGATAAAAACGGTTTTGTAAAAGAGGACTTTACTGTTAATAACTTAGTGGTTGGAGACGGTTTAGATTTTATTACAGCTAGAATGAACAGCACAGCAGATGCAGCAATGTCTCACATGGCTATTGGTCAGGGTGATGGCAACAATGGTGCTTCTACTCCTGCTGATGGCGATTCTACATTGCAAAGTGAATTAGCTAGAGTATCATTAAGTAGCGATACTGTTACTGATAATGCTATAGAGTTTGTTGCTACTTTTGGCGCAGGCACAGGCACAGGTGCTGTAACTGAGGCAGGCGTTTTAAATGCAGGCACAGGCGGTACTATGCTTTGCAGAACTACATTTAATGTGGTTAATAAGGGTGCAGATGATACAATGACTGTAACCTGGACTGTAACAATTAGCTAAAGGTAATATTTAGTGGCTCTAATACTAAGGGACATGGGTAGGGTTGAGTTAGCTCGATCCTATTACCGAGACATCCGTAATACTAACGATTACTTTTATGTAGGAGTTGGTAAAACTAATAGCTGGGAAGATGAAGATAATCCAGAGTCTCCTATAGACTCTGATTATTATGTTAACGACTTTAGAAAACGTTTAATGTTTCTACAAAGAGTTACTTCTTCAGATGCATGTCTTTTAGTTAGAAGAATTGATTGGGCGTACGGAACAATATACGATTCCTATAATAATAATTATAATACGAACAATCCAGCTTTTTCGGGAGCCACATCCTTATCTACTGCAAACTTTTATGTCCTGACAGATGAATATAAGGTTTATAAGTGCTTAGACAATAATAGAAATAGTTATAGCACAATAAAACCAACAGGCACAGGCACAAGCCCTGAGCAGTTATCAGATGGATATATTTGGAAATTTATGTATCAAGTTTCTGCAGCAGATCAAACCAAATATTTAGATGCTGGGCACATACCTGTTAGGAAACTAACAGGTAACCCCACATTCGATGTCAATGGTGAATTAGATTCAATTAGCGTTACAAGCGGGGGCAGTGGTTATATTTCTGCTCCTACTGTAGTTATATCTGGAGACGGCGAAGGTGCTACAGCGACAGCAACTTTGTCCGGAGATACAGTTGACAGCATAACAATTGATACCCCTGGAACAGGATATACGTTTGCATTTATTGCTTTAAATTCAGATTCAGGTAATGGTGCAACAGCAACGGTAAGTTTAGGTGATGATGATCCATTACCAACATTACAGAGTTTAGTTGAAGGCTCAGCTATTGATGGTACAATTGATAGAATAGATATAGTATCCACAGGGCAAGATTATTCTGAAGGAGATGCCACTGTAGTTATATCTGGAGATGGGTCGGGTGCAGAGGCCTCAGTTAGAATTGCAGATGCTACAGGTTCTGTAATTGAAGTTATTGTAACGAATGCAGGTACCGGATATACTTGGGCAAACATTACAATTCAAAACAGCGTTGGTATAGGACAAGGGGCTATTTGTAATGCTATCATTTCTCCTAAAGGGGGACACGGATCAAATGCTCCCAAAGAACTTTTTGCAAAGACATTGGGATTAACATTATCTTTTTCTGATAATGCCAACGCAGATTTAATCAAGGGTAATGACTTTAGACAAGTAGGACTGATTAAGAATATATACGG